TAAAGATATCGCCAAGTGGGGACAGAATTTTAAGTTTGATATAAAGTTTTTATATAAAAAAGCCGGGATAAAAGTAAAAGGCTATAAAGCGGACTCTATGCTTTTTCACTACCTGATTAATGAGCAGCACAACACGCATAACCTCGACAGTCTTTCTTGGGAATACACAGATGATGGTGGGTATAAAGACGCCACTGTAGATAAAATTAAAGATGTAAAGTCAATGACTATAGAAGACTTGAAGGATAGAAACTGCAATGATACTGATTGTGTGTTTCAGATAGTTCCTAAATTGACAGAGGAAATAAAAAAGCAGGGATTGACGTACTTATCTCAATATACAATCGCTCTGGAAAGAACACTGTGTGAGATAGAGACGGACGGGGTAAAACTGGATGTGCCATTAATCAATAAAACACTGACTGAGCTAAATAAAAAAATAAGAATAGTAGGCCATAAGTTAATTGATTTTGCTGAGAAGCATGGGGTGCCTAAAATAAATTTAAACTCCCAGCAGATAGCAACTTTAGTATTTAAAAAATTAAAGTTTAAGCCGAAATATTTTACAAAAAAACTAAAGAGTCCAGCGGTTAATAAAGATTATTTGAATGAGCTTGCACCCGAATATAACTGGGCTAGGTATTTGCTGATGTATAGAACTTACAATAAAATAGCCACGACTTATCTACAGTCTTGGCTGGATAAAGTTGATGCTGATGGAATCCTGCATTGTTCTTTCTACGTTGACGGCACAGAGACGGGGAGATTAAGTTCCCGCGCTCCTAATATGCAGAACCTTCCTAAACCAAAGGAAGAGGATGAAGAAGTACCTGTGGACGCTCAAATGTATAACTTAGTTAAACAGTGCGTTATTTCAAGGTTTGGCGAAGAAGGAGTAATAATAGAGTTCGACTTTAGCCAGCTAGAGCTTAGAATTATAGCAATAGTCACAAAAGATAAGAATTTTTGTGAGGCTTGCTGTGCAGGAATAGATTTGCACCAGAGAACAGCCCAGTTGATGTTTAAGGATGATACTATCACAAAAGATGATCCTAGAAGAAATGCCAGTAAAGCAATTAACTTTTTGCTTGTTTATGGTGGAGGTGTTAAAAAATTGGCAGCTAAACTGAAGGTATCTGAAGAAGAAGCACAGCAAAATATTGATAGCTATTTCAAGACGTTTAGCGACTACGAAAAATGGACTAGGCAGGAAAAAATAAATTTAGTGAAAAGAAGAAAAGCTGTGAGCTTGCTAGGAAGAATAAGAAGGCTTCCTAATATCGTTTCCACTAAAGATGAGATAAAGTCCAGATGTATGCGTCAAGGTATTAATGCTGAGATTCAGGGGCTTGGTGGTGATATGACAAATCACGCGCTGATTGAAATAAATAAAGAATTTAGAAAAAGACAATTAAAAAGTAAACTTATTTTGACGGTGCATGATAGTATTTTGAGCGATACTTATTTACCAGAAAAAGAGGAAGTAATAAAAATTATGAAAGAATGTATGGAAAGAAAAAGATGGGACTGGCAGATTGTACCTTTAGAAGTTGATGGAAAAATAGGAAAAAATTGGGCTGAAATGGAGAAAATAAAGTAATGAGAACAGTAAAAGCAGGGTATGAAATTATAGATGAATTGGAAAATAAAAACGTAATTAAAAAATTAGAAAAGATAGCTAGACTGTGTTATAAGAGCGAGAATAAAATAATAGAAGATTCTTGTTATAATTTCATATCTGGCATAGTTAGGCGTAAGCATGAAGCTATGATTGAGCACGCTGTATTTGCTTTTGAATTTGACTGTTACTTAGGATGCAGCATTCTTGACTTGGATGTTGGATTATTAAAATTTATAAATTTTACATCTGGAGTGGGAGACGAATTTATAGTATCAGGAAATGCAAGAGCATTTAAGGACATATACAGGGTAGATAGCAAGAACGCGGCAATAAATTCTATACTTTATTTTTTGTGTAATAAATACCCTGTTTTATTTGAAGATATAGAGCCGAGAAGAATAAAAGGAGATACTGCAGAAAATGAAGAGGTAAGAGATTTCCGAATGCTAGGGTGCAATGAAATCTGTGGGCTTCCTACTGCATTAAGGCTAGACCACCAATATTTAACTGTAAAGTTTATTGTGGATCGTGGGGTGAGTCACGAGATAGTGAGGCACAGACTAGCTGCTTATGCTCAGGAATCAACGCGTTACTGCAATTATTCTAACGATAAATTTTCAGGAAGCATAACATTAATACACTCAGAGTGCTTAACAGAATTTCAAAGAAAAAGAAGGGAAGACTATTTTTGGAAAACGCAGGAGCTTTATGATTTAGAGATAAGTGAAGGACTTACACCGCAAATTGCCAGAGGTATTCTTCCTACAGCTCTGAAAACTGAGATAGTAGTCACTGCAAATTTAAGGGAATGGAGACATATTCTAAAACTAAGAACAGCAAAAACAGCTCACCCGCAGATGAGAGAAGTTATGATCCCATTACTAAAAGAGCTTAAAACAAAGATTCCAGTGATATTTGATGATATCGAGATTTCAGAGTGAGAATACTGCAAAAGCCCGAATCCAAGCAACAAACAGAGATGACCAGAAAAAGAATGAAAGGAACAATCACTTTAGTTGACGAATTTTATTGTAAAATATGTAAAAATTTATTTTCTATAAGTGTGAACCATTTAAACTATTGTCCTGAGTGCGGGGCAAAAGTAACAAAAGTAGAATAGGAGTAAAAAAATGAACTCGACTGAAGTTGCTGATAAATTGATAGAAAATTTGATGAGAACAAACAGAAAAAGCTACGATATGATAGCTTCAACTCTGATTAACGGAGATCAAGCGGAAATAAACAAACAGTGCCTAGCTCATCCAGCTACATTCGCATTTTACGCTGGCTTGCTTGCAACAGCTAAATATCAAGTACATGTAGCGGAACACAAAATGGAACAATATTTTTCTGAAAAATACCTTGAGATAAAAAAAGAAGTAGGAGATAGTAAAGGAGTAACTGAAACTTTTATAAAGCAAAAAATTATTACTGATAAAACATACCAATCATACGCGGAAAATTTATTTAAACTTCAAGAATCGGAGGGAATATTAAGTGCACTAGTAAAAGCGTTAGAACATAAAAAAGATATGCTGTTTTCTATAGCCAGCAATATGCGAGCAGAACTGAAATCAGGCATAAATGTAAGCGAGTCAATAGATACCCAATTAGCAAAAACAATTAGAAAAGAACAAAATTAATAAGGAAATTATTTTATGGCATTTAATCCAGAAGCACTTAAAAAATCGTTAAACAATAGAGCAGGCAACAATGAATTTTGGAAACCTACTGCCGACAAAACAACTATTAGAATTTTGCCACCTAAAGGAAAAGGCGTTGAGCTTCCTTGGGTTGGAATTTTGATGCACTTTAAATTGCCACTTTCACAGGGGCCTGTAGTTTGCGGAAAAACAATCAATAAAGATACTGGAAAATTTGAAGGTAGCTGCCCTGTTTGTGACTACGTTTCCAAGCTGTATAAATCCGGCAACGCAGAGGATGTGGAATTAGCCAGACAGATTAAAGCCAGTCCATATTACTACGCAAATATATTGGATAAGTCCGACGGATCACCTGAAATCCAGCTTAAGCCTAAAGTTTACCGTTTTGGAAAATTAGTTAAGGAACAGCTTGAAGAGTGCTTTACTAGAAAGTTAAGCGCAGACGGCACAGTACTTACCGGGGAAGACCTAGTAGATGCCGATCTTACTGCGGTAAAGACGGACATTGAGGACATTTCTCACCCAAAAACAGGTAAGAATATCCGAATTATTAAGGGAACTAAGGTCATTAGTGAGAAACAAACAATCACTACCTACGTACTTCAGAAGGGTGGAAAACCAGCACCTATTTTAAATGAGCAGGTAGTGATGAATCTTGCGACTGATCTGACCAAATACCTTGTAAAATCTGACAAGCTTGAACTTCAGAAAAATCTCAAGTTTTTGCTCGGACAGCCAATCGAAGAACAGGATCTCAAGGAAGACGAAATTGATATGAGTCCTCCAGAAAATAGCGAATATAATGGTACTACCGGATTCGACGAGGAATAATTGAGAGTAGTAAGAAAAGTAGAACAGGCTTTGGAGGCAGAGCCTGTTTCTATTGACATGGAAGAGGTACTGTCTCAAATAAAGAAGCTGAATAAAAATTCTAAGCTTCAGGTACTAGAGTCCAATGTAGGTAAAAATCTGAGTGTATTTGATTCAGGCAATGAAACCATGAACTATATCCTAGGATGTAGAGGACTTGCTAGAGGAAAAATTATTCAGATAGTAGGAGGAACATCTTCCGGCAAAACTACACTTTCACAGCTTTTCATGGCTTCAGTGCAAAAAGCTGGAAAAATAGTAGCATGGGAAGATGCAGAACATGCCTTTGAGCCGGAGTATGCCCAGAGGTTTGGTATAGACCTTACTAAGATGCTGGTAGAAGAACCAGCATCCGCTGAAGAGGTATTTAGTAACATATTCGCTATGCTCAATGTAAAGGACATTGGGGCCATTGTAGTTGATTCAGTAGCTTCTCTGACACCAGAGGCCGAGCTTGATGATTCAAAGCAAAAGGCTTTGTTGGCCAGCTTTCTTTCAGTTAATTTAAAAAAATTAACCAGTAGAATGACTAAGGATTCTCCGGCAATTATTTTACTTAATCAGGAAAGAGATAAATTTGACGCAATGTCTTTCGGGGAGAAAAGTAAAGGTGCAGGTGGAAGAGCTGTTGATTTTTATTCCCATATTATTTTGAAAACCTCTAGGATAGGAAAAGTAAAGAATAAAGAGGAAACAAAAGTAATCGGAGTAAAAACCAAAGTAGAAGCCAAGAAAAATAAATTAGGTATGCCTTTTAGAGAAGGCGTGCTTTTAGTGGACTATAGAAAAGGAATCTCAAGATTCTCTGGTTTTATCGAGCTTTTAGAAGAATTAAAAATAATTTCTAAGAGCGGTAGAGACTATTCTTACAAAGGAACAGTTTTTAAGAAAGAAGAAATTCAGGATATTTTTGAGGCCAATAAAGATGCAATTATACAGGCAATGGAGGAAGACTAGAATATGGAAAATATTAATACATTGAAAGAAGCCTGGCTACAGATTTTTGAAAAAGCTAATGAGGCTACGACCGCATCTACAGCAGCAGATAATGCGTGCAAATTTATAGAAGCGGTAGTAAATCAGATCGCAGCCGAGGAGATAATTAACGTGGACGCTGTGCATAAGCGCATGGTGTGGCAGTCTGTTTTTAGTGCTTATATCGAAGGTAAAGGTGAGTCAGTAATATCACAGGCGGTGGTAAAAGCGAACGAAGCCATAAAGGAAAAGGAATAGAATATGGATCTTAAACTTAGATATAAGACGAATACCGGGGAATTTACAATGTTCGACAACAACAGCATAACAAATAGGCAATTACTCGGAATGCTTATTTTTGGTGAGGCTAGAGGTAGTTCAGACATATTTAAGTTTAATGTAGCGGTCTCGGCCTTGGCTAGATTAGCTAAGGCCGAGGCTCATCCATCTATATTTGGCTATTTTGGAACAACTTTAAAAGAGGTAATAACCAAAAAGTACCAGTATAGTTGCTTTTTAGAAAATGACCCTAATCTAGTTAAGCTCCAAAATCCTTATAAGTACGAGTCCGAGGAAATAGTAAATAAATGCTTTGCTCTAGCTTCTAGTATTTATGACTTGTTTTGCCCTGTTAGTAAAGCAAGTGATATTTTAATGTTTATGCCAACACATTACGAAACCATGAATAAAAATCCGAAATGGGCTGAAAAATTAACTTATTTGTATAAAATTGAAAATGGTGAATTTTACAGAGAGGGGTAATATGTCTCCTGAGACAGAAGAAAAAGTAATTGAGCTTTTAAAATCTTTGCAGGTTTTTTTGTATAGGGTCGGAAAGAATGAAACAGCAAGAGAAATAAATAATCTTTTTAAAGAAATGGAGAATAATAGTGAAGATAAGTAAAGAATTACACGGAAAGAAATATTAAAAATGGGAAGACCAAATTTAGGAATAATGGAAGCTAGAAAACAAAAGGTACTTGATGCGATAAAGATCGAAGAAATGAAGCAGGATCTTATAAGATTCATTGAAAATACAAAGATTCTTCCTTCAGATCTGGTATCTCGGTACAATGACTTTTTATTAGAGAGGAGAAAAAAATGAGATTTTTACATATAGCGGATCTTCATTTTATGAACTGCCATCCGTACTCCAGAGTAGATCCTACTAAAAACATAAATATCAGGTTTTTATTTCAGATGAAATTATTCAGGATGATATGTGGGTACGCAGTAAAAAATAATATAAAACTGATTTTGATTTCTGGGGATGTTTTTGAATACTATAATCCTTCTTCCAGAGAGAGAACCGAAGTATTTAATTTATTTTCTGAGTTCAGAGATAAAGGATTAACTTTTTTTATCATAGATGGGAACCACGACACAAACGGTTTTTGGTCAGCACTAGGGTATTTAGGGAATTTCAAGATTCCAGATATTACCGTAGTTTCAGGGAAGCCAGCTTACTTTGAGGAGTACGGGCTGGTCTGTTACCCCTACCTTCCGGGGCAGACTGCTGAAAAAATTAATGATGCTTTTAAAGATATGCCTAAAAAAGATATCTTGATGATGCACGGGCCAATTCTAGGCTCTGCTATGGGAAACGGCTTTAGCCTGAAAGATGGCTTTAAATTAGAGGATATTTTTGATCTAGGGTACCAGTACACCGCTATGGGGGATATACACACAGCGCAGTCGTGGGAAGATTCTGGGAGATACGTAGTTTATCCCGGAAATGTTATGACTAAGGATTTTTCTGAATTTAATGCACAGCAGAAGTATTTCATGGACGTTACTATAGACAGAGATAAAGTAACACCTAAAAAGATAAGACTTCCAATGGTGAATCCTCTATTTGTGTACGACTTTGACAAAAACAAAGTGACCACTCCGAATGGAAGTATGTCATCTTTTGACGCTGTATCTTACACAGATAGTATCGTCAAGGTTCAGGTAACGAAGGGTAATCCGAGGTTTGAGCAGAGAACGGTTATCAATGCCATCTATGAGAAGGGTGCCGGCTTTGTATTTGCTGAGCTTAAGCCATCGGACGCCAAAGACGAAGAGATGTCTGAAGGAACTTCCATAGATTCTTTTGCTATTGAAGACGTAATAAAAGAATATTGCGATAAAAAGGGCTATGACTCCGAACTCTCTTTGAGAGTTTACGAGGAAATTAAAAATACGAGTAGTAGAGAAAAATCAAGAGATATAGGGTTATTTTAAATATTTTATAGAAATACACCGACAATTTCATTTACAGATAGGCTGTAGTGTAAAAGAATAACCAAAATAGCAACCGAAAGAACAATAAAAGGATTTCAAGAATGTTAAAAGCGTACAAATATCGTTTATATCCGAATAAGAAACAAGAGGTTTTGTTTAGCAAAGCATTTGGATGTGTTCGATTTGTATGGAACAAACATGTGGAGGCATTTAACAATAAAGAGGTGGTAGATAGGAATTCAGTTGAGTTAAAGAAGGAGTTTGAGTTTTTGAAAGAAGTATCAGCAGCCGTGCTGCAGCAGAAAGAGAAAGATTTCCAACAGTTCAAAAGACAATTTTTCAATAAGACCCGTAAGGATAAGGTCGGAAGACCGTCTTTTAAATCACGAAGGGATAAACAGAGTTTTAGATTACCGAATCAGAAGTTTACAGTACAAGAGAATAGGATACGACTAGAGAAGATAGGTTTGGTAAAGTTTGTCGCAGACAGAGTTTATAAAGGCAGAGAGATGAATATAACGGTGTCTAGGGATAGATGTGGTGATTATTTTGCGAGTATTTTGGTTGATCAAGAGGATTACAAACCGTCACCAAAGACTAATAAAGTAGTGGGGATAGATTTAGGTATAAAGAGTTTGGTAACCACTTCCGAAGGAACAATGTTTTCAATGATGTCTGATAACCAAAGACGAGTGAAACATACCCAACGGAGGTTAGCAAACAAGCATAAAGGTTCTTCGAGATTTAAGAAGCTAAAGCTTAGACTTGCAAAGTTGCACCGACAAGATGCCCGAAGAAGAGAATGGCTAATTCACGGGGTAACATCTTTCTTGGTTAAAAGTTATGACACGATAGTGTGTGAGGACCTGAATACCCAAGGAATGATGGCGAACCATAAATTGGCAGGAGCGATTCAAAGGCAGTGTTGGGGTGCTATTGTGGGACAGCTTGACTACAAGTCAAAATGGCTTGGAAGGAATTTGGTTAAGATAGACCGTTTCTTTCCAAGTAGTAAGACCTGTAGTGTTTGTGGAAAAGTTAAGCAAGAGCTTAAGTTATCAGAAAGGATTTTTAGATGCGAATGTGGGGCTGAGATAGATAGGGATCTAAATGCGGCAATTAATATTAAGACCGTAGGAGTTAATACGGTCTCACAGTCTGGGATGGGACATAAGACCAAAGCTAAACCGAAAGATTTTGCTAAGGCGAACTCAAGCGAACAGACTATTTTTCTACAATAAACTATGGAAAATGTAACTATTGCATAAACGAGGTAAAATTATGATTTTGACACGATTAAGAGCTAAAGATTTATTTTGTTTTTCTTCCGTTGATATAGACTTCACTAAATTTAATTCCGGGCTTATTTCCATAGAAGGGAGCAAGGATAGTAATTTTGATAAGAGTAACGGGTCTGGAAAAACTTCAATATTTGAATTAATAAACTGGATAATGTTTGATGACACCATAAAAGGCGACATGTCCAAAAACAAAGATAAAATTATCCGTAGAGGATGCGCCAGAGGTGTAGGGCAGCTTGATTTTAAAATAGGAAAAGATGAGATCGCCATAAAAAAGGCAAGATCAAGTGGCGGCACCGTTTTTAGCATAATAGTTAATGGAGATCCTGAAAAAGTAAAGATTAAAAATCCTACCGCGGGCAAATTATATATTGAGCAACTGCTTGGGATTGATTTTACCGCATGGAAAAATTCTATAGTTCTAGGGCAGAATGCTTCAAGCTTATTTATTGAAGGAGGAGCCAAATCAAAATCGGATTTGATCGGCAGTATTCTTAATTTTGATCTCATAGATGCCGGACTGAAGCTAATAAAAGAAAGATACACCGCAGTATCTTCAAAAAGAATTGCTTCACTTGAGGCTGATTTAAAAGCTTCGGAAGACACTATCAAAGAAGTACAGATAAATCAAGATGATGTAAAAATAAAAGCACAACAGGCGCAGCAAGAGATTAAAAAAATAAGATCCGATATAGACGACAGAAAATTA